TAATATTGTGAAAACTCTTGTAATTTATTACTATTGAGTGAGTAGCGAACCATATATATTATTATGAATACAAACAATTTAAATAATGAGAATGATATTTTGAACATTGACGTTGATGGTCTTTATGAATGGAGTCCTTGTATTTGGAATAATGATGAAGAGTTTCCTTATGATTGGAAATTATTTGGGGATTTTGTAAATCCTCAAACGCTAATATCTTTAGCTCTTCAATCAGTTGGTAGGAATTGGATGAATTTACCACCATTTTTGGAACATCTTGTATTGGATTTACCTAAACAAAAGGAATATCATTTAGGTTTAAAATCAAATCGAGATACTACTCACGGTTATTATAATTCTTCATATAAAGTAAGATTTTTGATTAATTTTGTTGATAATTTTGATGATAGATTTGATATATTATCTATGTTGCATTTATTTGATAGTGACCCAGATTGGTTATATAATGATCATAATATTACTTTATCTTTTAGTATTAATTCATGTAAAAGATTATTAGTAGAGATGGCGTTTGGTGCAGCTGGTAATAAAGGGTATTTAGGAGATCATTCTCAGAATGCTCTAGGTAAACCATTTTATAGGTATTTAACTAATTTTATGAAAGATTTAGCCTTGATGGCAATATGTAAAGATTATTCAGATTTCAAGAAGGCGTTATTATTGGCTCAGGGAATCGAATCTAATCCAGGTCCCGCTTCAGTTGATTATGCTAATTTTGCTAGTAAACAACCAAGTTATTATAATATTATAATTCATCAGAAAGTTAATGTTTTAGAAGATAGCTCACTAATGTGGTCTATTCGTATTGAGGTAGAATGTGATAAGAAGATATCTAGTTCGGTACATACTGGAATGAGTAAGAAAATAGCATATGAAGAATGTTATGCAGAGATCTTAAGAAATTTACAAACTAAAGACTTTGGAGCTTTACATGATATGGAGGATGTTTTAGAATGTTTGAAGATTCGATTTAAAAGACAAAATATTAGAACAAAGCCCTTGAATCATATTTGTATTAAGTGTAAGAAAAATTGCGCGCATGCAGAAGATGATAAATGTGCGTATGTACAGTGTGGGACTTGTTATAATGAAAATCCTATAATAGCACGTCATGAAATGAGTGAAATGGTAACTGAAAGTAGTCATGGAGAAGAAACATCATCTACATTGAAAGCTCTTCATACTAATTTGGTTTTAACAACAGAAGATTCTGAGGGAACACCGACAAGTGCGAAAATTTTGAATCAAATGAAAACAACAACTGAAAATATTGGAAATTATAGTAATTTAACAGCGCAGTGGTATTTAATTGATTCATTTGTTTGGGAAGTAGCTTCTACAGGTCTTTTACGTGAGTATCGATTACCAAGAGACATATTGGTTTCTAACTTGGCGGCTAATTCGCCACCATTAATACCATTTAATGTTAATTATTTATGGCGTGGAGATATTGAGGTGCGTATACAGACGAAAGCGCAAATGTTTTTGACTGGTCAGTTACAAGTATCAAGTTTTTATGAACTAGATGCGGATTTAAATGGAGATTTAAGAAAAAATGTTTTCACAGCATCACAATCAAATCACGTGTTAATCAATGCAGGAGGAAGTAATGATGCAGTATTAAGGATTCCCTATGTTAATAGGCAACCTTTTATTCAAATTAAAGAAGATAATTGGCAAGTTAGTAGACAATCATTGCTCAATATGGTAAATGTGTTGATACAAGTGTTAAATCCTTTGAGAGTTGGTACGGGTAGTAGTAGTGTAGATATTGCAGTTTTTATTAGATTTGTAGAATCAGAGTTTACAGGAAAAAGAGATGGGGCTATTGGGAGATTTCAATCGCCTTTCTCATCGCGATTAAATGTTGGTGATGCAAGACATGAGATGGATATTTTGAATATGATTGGAACAGGTATTAGAGTAGCAGAGAATGTTATTAGAACGGTTAAGGGAGGAAAACCTAAGAATATGGATAATCCTCCTATTGTTTCTCCTACAGATTATGTTATACCTTATGCCACACAAAATTGGGCAAATGGAACTAATATTGGTGAACCCATACGTACAGTAAGATTGGATCCAATAGGATCTACAGTTCATGATGATGTGTTAGAGAACATCGAATCTTTAAATCAGATATGTCAGATATTTGGCTTATTGCGCCAAGTTGACTGGTCAGAGAGTGATGCAGTTGGTACCACGTTATTTAGTTTTCCATGTATGCCTTTAGCATCCATTCCAGATTATATTGTTAATCCAGTAGTTCCGGATAGAGAGAGTAGATATATACCACCGGTAGGCGTAATTGCAAGTATGTTTAATTTATATAGGGGTCCATTAAAATTTAGAATGGATATGATAGCTAATAAATTTTATTTAGGGGGTTTAATTATGGGTTATGTACCGGGTATTACACCTGGAGAAGTAGTTACTAATGAATATCTTAGAAATAGTGCTTTTACAACTTATTCTTTAGATGCTAATAATTTATCAATAACATATGAAACACCGTTTATTAATTCGGCTGAGTGGTATAATACTTGGTTTTCCAAGGCTCTATCGCAAGAAACTAGTAGAAAACCAGGTTGTTTTGTAATAAATGTATTACAGCGATTACAACAACCTGAAAATGTTAATAGTACGATTACTATGAATATATATATGGCTGGTGGGTCAGGATTTGAATGTTCGAATCTAACACAGCCCGCTTTAGTTGAGCCTGATGATGCAGCAGTACCACCAGCAAATCCTAGATTGTTGTTAACACCTTTACAATTTGGTCAAAGGTATTTTAGTAGACCCATTGATACGGATATAGGATGGGGAGAATTAGCACCATATATGTTATGGATAGGGTCAAATTGGATGACCTGGAGTTCTGTGTATCCAAATAATTCTTTTATTGTTAGGAGTGTGCCTATAGCGTTGATTAATAATGGAGGCACTTTTTATCCCAGGGAATATTGGTTAGTTTTGAAGCAGGGTGAAAACTTAGTTATGTATGATATTGCCCAAGATGTGGTATCAAGATCTTTAATAGAAAGAACTTTAAATGAATTACCTTATACGGATAGCAATGGGGACCGAGCAGCTTTAGCTGCTCTGGGAGCAGATCGCTTCCAAGGTTATAATGGGGAAGTAGCTAATTCTGCGCCAGATATTATGCAATTTATTATTATTTGGTCTCAGGGTGACACTCCTGAACCAATAGTTGTGGATGCACGACATGAAATGAGCGAGCGAGATCAAGTGCCTAATTTGGTTACTAGTGTTCAACACTATGCAACTAATGGTTGGGGAATGAGCAGTTTTGGAGAAGATTTTGGAAATGTTAAAGATTTATTGCGACGACCTATTCATTGTGAGGATTTTGTTTATACGGATAATGCTAATAATAAATATCCTAATGCTTTATTTAAATTAAAAGTAACACCAGTGCCCCCAAGACCGGATTTAACAGATCAATTTGATTTGATTAATAGAAGTTCTCATACAAAAATTCTTTTATCTGGATATAGATATTATAGGGGTAGTATGCGATATCGTATAGTTATGCCTTATTTGCCAGGCGCTTATGCATGGGTTCAATATGATGCATCTGATAAAATTGATGTAACTTCTCAAATTTATCCAATACCGGGTAGACGAACACCTATAATGACACATTCTAATCCTTTGGATATATTAACTCTACAAGTAAATCAAGTTTTAAATGTAGAAATACCATGGTATAATCCTAATCAATTAAATCTTTTACAAACAACATCTGCTTTAACGTTGGATGAGGATCAACGAATTGCTGCTGATATGGGTTCAATAATGGTTGGAATTAATACTAATACTGGAACTAATATTCCAGGAAATTTTTTGATTAATGTATTTAGTAAAGTTGGAGATGATTTTTGTCCATATGTATTTCAGGGATTTCCTCCAATGACATTTAATTACTTTTTAAATCCAGTAGAACCAGGGCAATTAAACAAAGATCGATTAGTTGCTGAGGGAATTGAATCTAATCCAGGTCCTCATCAGATATATTCTAGACGAGTTATTCGTCCGCATCTGGTAAATGATGCACGCC